CAAATTAACTGATAGGTCACTCTATATAATATCTTCTTGGAATGACATCAAAGCCATTATCAAAATAATGATGTTAAAATATCCGAATAAATTCATAAAAATAACTAGTGATCGAGAAATCAGAGATGTTTATGTGGGGGCGGCCTCGAGGTCGGCTCGAGGCATATCGTCGAATGATGATGAAAATCTTGAAGTATATAATAGTCTCCAAGACTTGATGGACCTGCCGGATCTCATGGCAGTTAGACTTAATGAAATGCATTATAAGAATAAGGCAGCCCCGGGAGCCCTAGAGGAAGCTCTATCCTATAGATTGGACAGAGATAAGCCGACATGGGTCATATCGAATATCGATAAACCATTCGTAAATGGCAGTCACGCCTGGTCAGAATCGATTTCTGAGTTATTAAATACGGCATTCCAGAAGACGAGTATCCCGCGAATTCTACCTAGGACTATAGTCAATGATTTTGTGGATGAGAAAGGGCATTCGCAAAACATCATGGCAGTCTCTATTTCTTCTGGGATTTCCGCACCCGCTTCCGGGGGCTTTAGACCCGACCTGGCTGACTATCAAGCTATAGTGAGTGAAGCCCAGGACAACCCAAAGGAGACCAAGGAAAAACCCACCAAGAAAATTCGGTCCGTGCCCGATTCTGACGCAAGTGTGGATCCATTAGCAATGTATGGTAGCGGGGTAAGTAAACCCAAGAGGTTTGGTAATAGGGATTAATGGAAAGATTACTCAGATCTATCATTCAAGTAGGCGGTCAACCTGAGACTGAGGATGCATATAATAACTGGATTAAATTACAAGAATATAACCTAGAATTTCCATCCGAAGAAGATAGTAAGATCTACCAATATTTGGTGAAATTCTACGGGCAAATGAGTAGCCCGCCAGACTTTGCCTTGGTCAAGGAATATTTTGAGAATTCGGATGATATTGAGACGGTCACTAGGCTAGAAGAAATCAAAAACTCCCAATATTATATTCGGACAAACTACCTAGCCATATTACGAGCTGAACTGGACAAACAACAGGTAAAAGGCGTAATTTTACTTTGTAGAGATGCCACAGCCATTGCTGAACACGGTAGGAATTTAGATAAACCTGTAGATGGTAAAAAAACACTACGTGGCGTAAATGACGCCGTAAACTATCTCTATACTAAACTTAGTGATTTCACTAGGATCGAAGGCGGAGAGCGTCTTGAAGGCGTAGTATCTGATGATGCTGACGAAGTCATTAGTGAATATGACGTTATATCTAAGACCAACAAGTATGCGAATCGCAATTTATTTGGACTTGAACCAGTAGATGTCGCTTGTCGTGGGCATAGAATTGGCGAATATTGGGTACATTGCGGGTTTGCAGGGGAGTTAAAAACTAGCGCATCAATAAACTACGCATATAATAATGTAGTGGTCTATGGCAAAAATATCTTCTATGCTATATTAGAAATGCCATATTCACAATTACGGAAACAGTTTTATGCTGTTCATTCGTCCCATGGAAAATTTGTAACTAAGTGGCATGGGGAAGATGGGTATATTGGATTAGACTATAGACAAATAAGAGACGGTGAGTTATCTCCAAGAGATAGAGAACGACTTGTTATTGTAGCTCGGGACTTTCAAGAAAACACCAAAGGCAGACTCTATATCTGGCGTCCCGATAAAGAAGTCACTATTAATGATATTCGTCGTAAGGCGGAGATGTTCCACAATAAATACGGATGCGATGGTATCATCATAGATCATCTCGGATTAGTTAAACCGTCAGGATCGATCCGTGATTATGTAGTGTCATTGAACTCTGTAGTTCGCGAAGGCCGAATGTTGGCGCTAAATTTTGGACGAGGCCGCGCTGTTCCAGTTCTTGCTTTATTCCAGATCAATAGACAAGGCAAATTGCGTGCTGATAAGAATGATGGTCGTTATGATTTCGCGGCAATCAGTTATGCTAATGAAATTGAAAAGAGCGCTGATGTCATTTCTTATACGTATTTGAACGATGATCTGCGTCGAGATGGGAAATTCTACTTCGGCAACTTGAAAAATCGAGATAATCCAATATTCGAGAGAATGGTTGGGAAGATACTGTGGAAGACTAGGCGTATGCGCGCTATCGAATCCGGTCTTCTTGATATGAATAACGATCAAATTCTTGCTGCTTGCAACCAACTTAACATTGAGGATCTATATGTCCAATAGAGGAATCAGAACGAGACATATTCCGGTATATTCTGAAGAAACTTTGGGCTTGGCATGCTGCCAGTTGATTCATACCATTGAAGATAAATTAGCCAAGAAATTTCCTGTCGTTGATAAGGCACTATATGATTGGGGAAGGTCTAATGGTATTAATGTATCAACAGGACTTAATGAAGTTAATTCTAATTATATCGACGCTGTGCGTAAAGCCACTACGATTTGTGTAAGAGATAAAATTGATCTACAAACATATAGACACGCCATAGATGACGGAAGGACATTTAACCTAGACAAACTTTGTGATATTGCAATGAAAAGCAAATATTTCAATGAAATGGTTTCTGAAGGGTTACGGAATGTGGTAGTAAAACTCGTGATGGATGAATAATGCTTGATGGTCAAAGTATGCTTTGCGTGGTTATCATTCTGTCCGTATTTTTGTTTACAACGTCGATAACAGCAGATTATTTTGGTAGATTCATCGTACGACGACATTTCATAAAATTAAATCGGTTAGAAGTTCAGGATGAAGAAAATCAAAAAATCTGTAAAGAGATCCATGACCTGTGAGGATGTATGCATATAGCACCAATGCCTGAGAGCGCTGGAGTATTTGCAGAGGATGAAAAATCAGAACGGTCTTGCCCGAAGTGCGGAGGCGAAGTCCGTGTGAAGAAATGGGAATCAAAATGCGGTGGCTATGAAGATTATAAATACACATGTACAAAATGTAATCATTATTGGTGGGTTGAAGGCATCGATTCATGAGCACAGGTGAAACGGCTCTGGAAATTGCTTGTTGTCATTTATGTGCTGTATCCGATATCAAAGAGGTTGGATGTGCAAAAGAAATAAATGTGCTTGATAAGAAAGAACGAAAAGAAGAAGAAAAAGTTGATGTTACTGAACTTATGCGAAAAGCGATGAGGATTTGTCTTTCTGAAAATATTGATGCTAATGGCTATCGAGATGCAATTAGAGCGGCTAGAAACTTATCGCCATCTGAAAGAAATAAAATAGCAACTACTAGTAAATATTTCCATGATCTGGTCCCTGATCACATTGTGATGATATTGGTGATGGAGGCATAATATGCGCAATATGCGAAAACCCGTTTTCATTGTGGTTTTTAACAGAGATCATTGTATCGGCATATCTAGACATATTGATACTTGGCATAAAGATGGTCGAGTGCGCTTAGATGGTAGTGCATGGATAAGAGAATCTGATGTTCATAATACTTGGAAAGCGGCACAAAACCAAGCACTTGACATATTACAAGCAGAACACATTGAATTACATCAGAAGTTGGTACAGCTTGAATCTGAAATAATACGCATAAAACAATTAGAAGAACCAACTTTATGATTTCATCACATCATTAATTATTCTATTAGCCAGCGCTTTATCACAGTCTCTAATATAATCTTTCTGCATCTTATCCTCATACACATGAGGATCATCATAGGCATATTTCCATTCTCCACAACGCTTACAAACCATGATTCTTTGCTCTTCTCTATAGGACACTCCGCTAGTTTTATATCTAATGGTTTTAAATGTACGCTTCCATTTATGATCTTTTCGTAGAATTTTCCGTATAATTCTTTGGAAAATCTGAAACATCACTGCCCCATCCTATCAACAAGCAAATTGAATAACTTTGCACGAAGAGTTGCTAAATTCTCTGGAATTTTCGGGAGAGATTTTTCCAGTAATAATCTACCTGGGAAAACACGTACAATCCCATTCACTTTCTTAGTATATATAACATCATCAGGATTTATTCCGCATTTCCTAGCCAAGCCTCTTAGATGTCCGATTCTAACACTTATTGATAAATAATCATGTTGTTCTTCCTGCGATAATGTTTTGAACATATATAGTAAATGTACAATTGAAATTGATAATGACCATTAGCCCAGCACTCCAGGAATGGATGCAGCGTAGAGTAGCTGCTATTGAGAAAGTGTACGGAGCCTATGATGTTCTAACCGAACATGGGGTTGAGATTCCGGAGAGAGGAACTAACCAGCAAGTCGCATGCCCGTTCCATGGTGCTGATCGGCGTCCCTCGGCCAGATATTATGGAACTACCGGGAAAGAGCATTTCCACTGTTTTACATGCAAAGTACATGAGAGTGCAGTTGGATTATATGCTAAATTCAAAAACATTAAGTTCAACGAGGCTCTTACCCAGTTAGAAAGAAGATTCCATATTAAGACTCCGCGCATGCCCGAAGATGCGATCAGAGAGCCTGTTGAGAAAAGCTCTCATTATGAATCTGAAGCTTGGAAAGACGTCTCACGTGTTCTCGAGTTGCTCGAGAAGAAGCTTATGCGGTTGCGCGATAAAGTTGCATTGATTGATTTTATAAGATTTTGTCGCGTTCTAGATACAGTAAAATGGGACTTCGATCACAATGGCCATATTTCAACTCCACCGATGATTGATATTCTTATTAAACTACGGAATATGATGGATAGTTCAATTACTGATGTCATATGCGATTAATAGAACCAATCCGATATTGTCTGCAGTTGAATACTGATGAGGCAATTGAAATTCTAGAATTAGACCCAGAACGTGAAACCATACTTAAGGATATCGCGGTGGGGTCAGCATTATCACCAATTCTAGAGCATTGTTCATATGTAACAAGAGTATCTGTGGAAGAGGCCAAAAAACATTATTCTAAAAAACTAGAGAATTTATTACGAACTGCTCCGATCGGCGCTTTGATTAAACTCGATAGATTGTGTTCATTAATAAATGACTGTCCGATGTCTAGCACCAAAGAGTGTATTACAAGCAATATTACAAGAAAATCTAAATTTCCGGTTTGTTGGGAATACGGTATTGAGGAAAAGCTTTCGAATGACGATTTGACAGTAGCAAGGGATTTGGCAAACCACATTGTCCAGGCTTGGCGTGCCGGACAGTATGTATTAGTTATTAACTCTTGATTGATTTCTCAATTTCCAATTCTTCGAGGAGTTTTAATGCTCGAGCTGACATAACTTTTGGCAATTTTACCTGCAATAAAATAAGCAAATTACCGACTCTATTATTTATTACATCCTTTATCCCGGCTCCATGGACAGTAACCATCGAAACACCAGGTTCCATGGGTTTCGGGATACTGAATAGTCTAGTCGTATCATCTAATGATATGATTTGATCTTCTCCGCCTTTCAAAGCTTTGTACAAAGAAACAGCATGAGAAGTGGCCAGATTCAGGCCGATTCGCTGAAATCTTGGGTCATCTAGCACCTTAATTTCAACATAAAGATCTCCTGGAGGTCTGTTAATTCCTGGGGCTCCCATTCTTACCAATCTAAGTCTTGTGCCTGTGTCTACACCAGACGGGATTTTTACAGTAACACTTTTGTTTTGAATTCCTTCTCCAGTTCCTTTGCATACAGGACAAGGGGATATTGGTCTATCGCCATGTCCTTTACAGTTAGTACATTTGACAATTCTTGGACCATTTCGCAATTCATTGAGTATTTTTCCTCTTCCGGCACAGACTGCACAAATAATTCTTCGTGATCCCGGATTGCACCTGGATCCATTGCACGCTGGACAAATGGTTCGGGTATCCGGCACCGAATCTATGGTTTTTTGACATCCGAATGCGGCCTCTTTTAAGCTAATTTCTATCGTTAATTCAATGTCTGCCCCATTTACTTCCAGTGGTTGATCATAGATATGAAAGTTAGCGGTCCGTTTTCTGAAGCGGTCATCGCTTTGTTTTCTGAAGAAACTCGATAAGATATCGTTAATATTGTTAAATGGATCGAAAAATTGAGGGTCACGTAGTGTATCGTATTTTTGTCTGCTCTTAGTATCTGATAGTATTTTGTATGCTTCTGTGACCTTCTTGAATTGTTCAATGGCTCCGCTATCTTTATTTCTATCCGGATGCAATTCTAAGGCCTTTTTCTTGTATGCTTTTTTGATATCCGCAGCACTGGCATCCCGTGAAACACCAAGAACTGAATAATAATCAGTCATGATCTACTTAGACTATACATCTTCGATATAATGCGAATTTTATCTTTTCTTTTCCGAATATTTTCGTGTATCTAAATTCATTTGCATATTTTGATTCTGTCTTTCCCATTCTCCGGGCATGATTATATAAAGTCTTCTTATGTAATACGAATCCATCCTCACTTACATAATGGTAATCCGGTTTAACTGTGTGGATCATTTTCCACCCAGCGGCTGAGTATATTGTTCCATGGTGGCCAAATGTAGTATCAGCAAAAGACACCAGACAGTCGATTTTCGTACATTCATTTAATAATAATTTTGAACAACGTGATATGAACCAAGAACCAAAATTTTTCTTATGGTACTGCGGGTGGATGCAGAAACGATCAAGTTCTAACACTTGATTTGGTTCAAAATTCATCGAAGTTGCAACCTCTTTCCTGATAACGCCTGCAAATTTGCATACCGCAATTAACTTCTCATCCAAGTATGCTCCGTATAGTTTCTTAGCAGTTCTCCCGTATCCAGCATAATGGTATGCTTGCATGAATTCTTCTGGTTCTGAATAATGTGAATGCTTCTGTTTTAGTTTGGTAGCCAGAACTTTTGTCACAATATTATTAAGTTGAAAACATGTCTGGGACAATTCAATTAATCGATTAGAATTGTCTACTAAAGAACTTATGAGTTTTTGTTTTACGATTTGTGGATTTAGAAAATCTCTCTCATATAGATAAAGAATTTTATGATCCGGGAAATAATCATTGACATAATTATATTTTCTAATATCGTTTGCTTTATGTTTGTCTAGCGAGTGCCAATATTCTCCCTGGCATTCGATCAATAATTTATGGTCTGGTATGTAAACATCAAATTCATACCAGCCAATAACATGATGCCGAATGTACGACATATTCATATCAGTCAAGATATTATGAACAGCACGCTCAATATATGAATCAACTCCTTTTTTAAAAGCTTCCGATAATCCTTTTGACTGAGATTTTCTATACTCGACTGTGCCCCATTTTGCTTTTGTTATACGACTTTGTTTCTCTCTATATGAATCAGATGCTTTAAACAATAACTGTTTACGCCTATAATCTTTATCTTGCCATAGCTTTTTAGCTACGACTGGTTGTCTCGCAGGCCAATCGCATTTGGAGAATGCTAATTTAACAGATTCACTTAATTTAGAACGAAATTCTGAGCTATCCCTCATTGACTTCTGTTTACGTGTGAATTCCGAATCTTCCCAAATCTGAAGTGACTTTTGTCTTATTACTTCAATTTCAGCATCACTAGCATCAGCATATTTCTTTTTTAAAGATTCACGAATTTTATTTCTAGTTTCTTTACTCATATTTTTATTAAATAACTTTATTTTATGTCTAACCTCATTTGATGACATAACGCATTGTAAACATACATATTTACCTCTTTTCTTTAATGCTCTAGCCAAGGCAATTTTTGATATTTGTAACTCTTTTAAACATTCTGTGCATTTAACAACAATTTTCGGATTTTGCTGAGTGTACAATTTCTAGTGCTCCTTCAACAAATGGATGATAGAATAACTATACAGCGCGACTGGTTTCAATATTATAGCTTCCATTTAGTACAGACTCTTGATCAACTTGGCCAACTTGTAGACACTTGTATCAAAAGAGGGCTATACTCGATCGATACGGAAACCACTGGTGTCGATAATAGAATTTATCCGGATAGCCATTTTGAAGATGGAAAAAGGACTAAGTTTGGAATTAGAACCATAGATAGAATAGTCGGTGTTTGTATTTCATTTGATGGGCAGCATGGATATTATGTCCCATTATCCCATGAACCAGAGGATTCTGGAAACTTACCATGGGATGAAGCTTGGGAATTGCTAACCAAATTAGTAAATAGCGACGCAAGGGCTATCTTTCACAATTCGAAATTCGATTGTGAATTCTTGTATCCGGTAACTGGCAAAGAATACTGGAAGATAGATCAATATGAGGATACATATTTCTTAGCCAAAATCATTAATCCGATTAAGACGTCTCCGGCAGGATTAAAGCCTCTCACCAAGATTCACTATGGTATTGACATGGTGGAACTTGATGAATTGTTTACAGCGGAGAAAAAGGAACAACTAAAACGGGCGAAACAAAGGTATAACTTTGCGTTACTTCATCCCAAAGAAGGCCTTGAATATGGGTGCTCTGACGGCATCTTTACTTATAAATTATATCATACTTTGAGAGATAAATTACAAGGATTTGATCCTACAATTTATGATTTAGAGAGAGCTTTCTGCAATGTGCTTCGAAAAATGGAGCGTAATCGCGTTCACATAGATGTTGATAGAGTTAATCAACTTCATGCTGAATGTAAAGAAGCCATGCAAGAGACCGGCGATTTAATCCGGCGATTTATTGAATCAAGAACCGGCAACACCGGCAAATGGTTAACATTGAATGTCGGTTCCGTAACACAACTGTCGAAAGCCTTCCATACAGATCCGGAAGGCATGAAGTTAAAACCCACCAAAGAGATGCTGAATCCTGGTGGAGATTATTATAGTCATAATAATGATGATTCAGATGGCGACGATGAGCCGCATGAAGTTGAAATCGGTGAAGACGGAAAACCGAAGCAGTACTCCTTAAAAGACGAAATGGTCAAAACTCTCCATAGAGACTATGGAGAGAAGACTAAGATAACGCATAGATCCAAGACTGCTAGCATATTCGAATTTCTCCTCGAATACCGTCATTATGAAAAGATGGGAGGATCATTCATCGAGAAATTCCTCAAATCACATGATATATATGGCGATGTTAGACCGAATTTCAATCAGCTCGGTACTGACACAACTCGTCTTTCGGCTACTGCTGGTGATATAAAAGATGGATTTTCAGGAGTCAATTTTCAAGGGATCCCTCGCGATTCTGATGATGATAAACCAGAATTATTTAAGCAGATACGGAGTTGCATATCGGCTAGACCTGGGTATATCCTAGTCAAAATTGATTATGCTGGTGAGGAATTACGTGTAGTAACTAATATGTCCGGGGATCCGGTTTGGACGGAATCCTTCTTACATGGTGATGGAGACGTACACGCAATCACATCGCGTACACTATTCGGGAAGAAAAATATTAGTAAAGATGAACGAAATCGCGGCAAGCGCTGCAATTTCGCATTCATATATGGTGGTGGAGCTGGCGCCATAATGCGCAATGTTGGGTGTTCAATCGAGGATGCTCAACGTCACATGAATAACTTGCGAAATGATGTCCCAGTTTTGATGGGATATGTTGATTATCAAAAGCAATTTACCAAGAAACATAAGTGCATTTATACGGCATTTGGTCGTAGAATCCCGATTCCGACGATTGATTCACCGATTAAAGCCGTTAGGGCAAAGGCCGAACGTTGTGCCATCAATTACACTATTCAATCCACATCTGCTGATGTCTTGAAGTTAGCAATGTGTTATGTGGACAAGCAGATACGATTGAATAAATGGGAGGACAGAGTTCGCTACGTGCTAACGGTACACGATGAAGTTGTCTATGAAATTAGACCCCAATTCTTGATGGAAATCGTTCCGAAACTCCATGAGTGGATGGTTCTCCCAGGGGCGATGCATAAAGCTCATGGGCGTCAATGGGTGGTGCCGCTCGATACAGAGCCCGGAGTTGATGTTCACTGGCGTGCTAGGTTTGATTTCTTCCATATGGTCGACGGAGCTGTTCCCAGACCTAAAGACCTAGACGAAAAAGGAAATTATGCTGGTAAGCTGAAAGGCAACCAATATTTTGATAATGGAAGAGTGTACCAGAAAATTCCCGATTTCTTGCAGGCATATATATGGCGAAAGATTGATGGGGGACCTAAGTCATCAAATCCTCAGACAGAGGTTACACCGACACCTGAACCGGAGCCTCAATCTGAACTTGATCCCGAGTCTAAATTAGACACCAATGTCGAGTTAGAATCAACGGAGGCCATACTTCCAGTTAATGGTGATTTGGATATTGATATCGGACCTATAGAATTAGCCCCGAAACCTGAACCTGTATCGGAATCTGAACCAAAATCGGAAGAAAAGATACCGACTGAATCCGCGGTTCAAGCTCAAGAAGTAAAGCCCGTTCCCGGCAATGGAAACGGTGGTGGTTCTGTATTAAGATGGACTATCAGAACCGTTTTGACCGAAAATTCGATGAAGAAATTGTATGCTATCTGTATTCTAGCTGAAGGATCTCATGCTTTAAGGATTCTGGGGCATGATGGTAAGATTATTTTATCAGAATCTGAAGGAGTGATGGTGGACCCTGATCGTTTTAGAGTATTGGTAGATCTACTGGGGCTTTGAAACTTTTATAGGACGTTTCCAGTGTGAATAAACACTGGACGATCTATTATCATACACATATTGATTCTGGGCGCCGTTATATTGGGATGACTTCTCAGACTATGGAGAAGAGATGGCGGAACCATATATGTGCTGCCAAATCAACTAAAGGAGGTCGCTGGCATTTTCCTAACGCCATCCGTAAATACGGTAGAGATGCATTTTCACATGGAGTTTTGGAAGTATGTAACACATTAGAAGCGGCCAATTTAGCCGAAGAAAAATGGATTGAATTTTATAAAACTAGAGATCCGCAATTTGGGTTTAATTTGGCAAGGGGAGGTGAACATAAACCGCATCCGATTAGGAAGAATCCGTGGAATAACCCAGATTTTAGAGCTAGAGTTACAGCTTCGGTCAATGCATCGCTCAAAGATCCCTTAGTTCAGGCTCGAAGGTCCAAGGCTAGTCAAGAGATGTGGAGCGATCCGCAATTTGTAGCTAAGATGTCCATGATCTCTAAACAAGTCAATGCTAGATCAGAGGTCAAAGAAAAAATATCCAATGGAAACAAAGGAAAAATACGAACCCCAGAATTTTGCGCAAGAATGTCCAAAGCCAGGAAAGGGAAGATGCATTCTCCAGAGCATATTGCAAAGGTATCGGAAGCCTTAAAGAAATCGTGGTCTGATCCTGAATTTCGACAAAAAACTTCAGATTTAATTAAGAAAAAACTAAATAGTCCTGATGTCAGGGAGAGAATAGCGGCTTCTAATAAAATTAAAGCAAAACCACATGATCCGGAAACTAAGATGAAGATATCGGAAGCCATGAAAATTCGTTGGACAAATCCAGAATTTCGGCAGAAGATTATGAATTCTTTGGAAAAGAGAATGTCCGACCCAAGTTATCGAGACAAAATCGCCACCGTCAATAAAATGAAAGCGAAACCGCATAGCCCAGAAATTAGGGCCAAAATACTGAAAGCTTCGAAAGCTTATTGGGCAAAAATGAAAAAACATGATCCGGAAACCAAGATGAAGATATCAGAAGCTATGAAGGCTCGCTGGGCGGATCCAGAATTTCGGCAAAACATGCTGCAAGCTATGGGTGTACGATAATAGAGTATGGATCCCCAAGATAATTTTCCGCTATTTGAATTTGGTGGAATATCAATAGTTAACTATGATAAGGAAGAACGAGAAGTAGCATTGAAAATATGCATTCCATGCTACATAATGCAGACAATACTTCCCACAATATCCGGTATTGGAATAGTAAATGATTATTCTGTAAAAAATCCGATTGCGATTTGGATGCCAACTCTTGCGCCTGATAGATTCAATACTGCTTTGGTAGATCAATATCCAAGACTACCAAATGAAGCAAATACTCAAATCAAGGAAAAACTACAAGAGATTCTTAATTTATTCTTTGAAATATCGAAAGCAACTAATCTTCCGACAGATTTAACTGCAATGTTACCATTAGGAACGTATGTGGTATTTCAATTTAGAAGTAAAATCGATGATATGGCAAAAATTCTATTAGGATTGAATGACAGCGAATTACCAGGAGTCCCTGAATTCAGATATGCATTAGCTGCAGTATTGGCCAGAATTCTTAATTTAATCTCCTGAAACTATTTGACGACAACATGAACAGATATTTGACGACAACATGAACAAATTCGAGTACCTGAAATTTGGTGCTCTTTGGTTTCCTTACCACATTTTGGACATGGATACCTAGGAGGCGTCGGTTCACCATCGATATCACCATCATCGAGGTCAATAAGATCGTCATATTCATCACCAAATGCTTGTCCTCCATTGAGAATATCTTCAATAGAGTTCCTAATTCTTAAAATGCATGTTTTAATATATCTTATGATAAACATATAGGCAATTTACATTAGTCGCACCTCAACAGTATACCACTGCTGTTTTGAATTATGTTTCATCTCTAGTTTACCAAATGCACATTTTCTAGGATTTAGCTTTACTATTTTATGAGCCAGAGTTGAAGAAAATACCTGAATTCTGTGAAAGTGAAGATTGGACGATTGAAATATTCCATCCGATTGTTCTCGTCCAAATTCAATTATTTGACTGTCAGAATCTAAGTCGTTGTCTATTTCAATACCAGCAGTTTGAAGTTTTTCTTTAGTCAATTCAATTATTTTATTTGGGTCGGATATATGTGCATACGCTTGTTCAGTAGCTTTGTTCTTCTTAGATTTCGCGATCGCTTTATTCGTTTTGGCTTGCTTGTGAATAGCTAATGCCAGAGAAGATGTCACCCCTGGGTGAACAATGGGATTTGATTTATGCAGCTGCCCGTCTGCTCCAATATAATCCGGTGGTGTAAAAATGAGATCCTTATTTATAGGCATCACCAGTTCGCCAGTAGCTTGATTCACTAGATACAAGCTAGGCTTTTTAGTCCGAAGTTGGTCTAGCTCCGAGAGAATCTGTTCTACAGCTTTACGAAAGACTTCTATCGTCCCAGGTCTAATATGCTTCGATAAATATTGAGTTACTTTTCCTCTAGCCTCAGTCGCCGGATCAGAATCAGTTACCGCTTTTTGTAATTTAACGCTAGTTTCTAGTTGTGTTCGAATTAGTATTAGATACTCCGCTAGTAACTTCTTTTCAGCTTGTTCAGCTAGTTCCCCACCTTTCGCAAGAACGATTGCTAAATTATCACCCCACTCCGGGTTTTGCTTGCTCTTCATTGTCATCATCGAATACGAATACTTGACTTGATTCGAGTACGGTTGCCTGCTTCGAACCAGGGAGCATCGTTCCTTGAACGAATGGGGTGTTTGTCACTTGATCAACAGCTTGTGGAATTGGATCAGGTATTGACTCTTTAGGTTTAGGTACGTTCAATTCTGGTGCATCCATGGGTTGAAGTTCCTTCTCAGGAGCTTGTATTACTGGCTCCAATACTGGTTCCGGATCTGGATTCGTTTTAGGTTCAGGTTTTGGCTCCAGTTCCGGTTCTTTAATTATGTATGTACTTCTATCCTCTGGAGATACGAATCTCTTAATTCTTATGCTTTCGAATTGAGGATCTTGATTATCCGCTCGTTTCACTTTATTGAAATATAAATCCTCCCAGTTATTAACTCGAGATTCAAATTTCAAATTGTTGGATTTGCTACGTGCACAATCTCGATTTACGCAAACTACACAGAATGTTCTATTGAAATCATCAATAGGAACCATTCTGTGTAGTTTGCTACTAACGTCAGATATACATTCTTTCAAAAAATCAGTTTTAGAGTTCATGCTGTAATGGCCTATGTTCCCCATCAATCTTTTCAATAATTTTACTCTTTCTAAGCATACGCAATGCTGCCGATACCTGATCTGGACCCAAACAGGTTTTTTTGATTATTTGGGACTGTCTGTAAATCCCCTGTTTAATAACCGCTAACACCCTATCACAATGGTCATTCAAACCGTTCACGCTTACTTTCTCCTTGCATTGAATCTGAAATTGTGGTAAAATTAAGTTTCCGGTTGACTTTACCATGGCTTTGGGGCTACATGTAGTGCAGGGGCAAGCATGAACATCCGAAGATTTAAAGGTATCAAAAAGGTTAAAATTTTAAATGAGCCCATTATAGATCCTGGTGAAAAATTACAATGGCCGAGGTGTGCTGAAGATGGTACATCATTAGGAATTGATGTTGAAGCTAAACGTAAAGATATTATTAAGATAGTATACAAACACTTTAAAGTTCCTGAAATATCGATGAATGAATTATTGCAAGAGGTATTTGTAGCAATATTACATAAAAATTACACAAGATCTGCCCATAATCCTAAGAAATCCAGTTTTGGGCACTATGTATTTATGGTTGCCAATAATGTGTGTATCAATTTAGTGCATAAGAAAAAGAGATTTGAAAAGGAAAAAGAATCAATAGATGCTCCCGTGGGGCAAGACGATGATCGAACTCTATTAGATACTGTTGATATTGAGGAAGATAGAGATGATTTTCATGCTCATCTAGAGGATATCGAGGGACATTTCAGAAATATCGGAATGTGGGATATTGCACGGTACATCAGAGCAACTAGAAGTGGTGCTCCACCAGATGTAATTCGCGAAGCTATGAGTTGGGGTGGACGAAAGATTACCACAAAGGTTATTAGAGACATGCGTAGTCAAATGATCGATTATGCCCCTGCGATAAGTTAATTTTGAGGTTTCCAGGTAGATATGATTCCCATGAATTTATTTAATGATTTTTCATTTTGTTCAGGGTTCGCTATTCCGCGTTGACTCAATGTCAGATGGCCTCTAAGTAAGGGAAGAGCCGTCCTTGGATCTTTCAATAACTTCCAACAGGAATTGCATACATATACATCCCTATCAATTCCGCCTTCACCTTTGGAGACTCTGAGTTCTCCAGGCTTGTTGCAATATTCACATTCGTTGTTCATAAAACCAGCCCATCGTATCGGAATCTGAGGAAACTCATATTTCAGATACAAGTCACTAGATTGACAGTTTATAATTCGGCCCTGATCATAGAAATTACCTGTAATAAGTCCAATCCGGATTGGACTGAGATTTTTTCTGCGAGTAATAGAGCCGATGGGACTGGGAAATACATTCCAAATACCCCAAATCCATCAACCGCATTCTCCAATCTAGATTTGAATTTGAAGTATAAGTCATTCATATCACATGTTTCAAATCTTCCAGATCCGTGGGACCACGGATCGCATAATTTTGAATCAGAAGTTACGAAATGAGTCGAACAGATAGCAGGTCTGACTCTATACGCCCTACATAATTTAGTGTCCAAATTCAAAATTGGGCACTTAATATTCAATTTGAACCACGATAATGGTTCAACAGCCTTGATTATGTCTAATTGTTCTTTTGATTTCTTTTGTACTTCAGGCCATTCTTTCTTTTTACGCAAATGATCATATATGATAATGCTTTCTGCTAATGATATTTGTGTATATCTACTACAGCATCCAGCGCAAGCCGGTTTACACGATATCTTGGTCTTGGATTTGATCTGCCGCATCGATGATTGGACAGCAATATCCATCAAAGATAATTTAACAGGCTCCAATATTTGGGGCAGTTTAAGTTGAATTGACATCCATATTCACAATACGCATGAGCCCGGGGTTAAGCGACTTCCGGGCTCATGCGTACGCTGGTCAGATCATTTTGGCAGTGGCTGGATCCGCGGCCACTCCTGCCACGAAAGCATCAGCCTTGTCATCGGTCTTTAGCTTCTTCCCAGCTACAGTCAGTAGGAATTTGTCATCATCAGTACGGACGAAGAGTTTTTCGTCTTTGAGAGCATTGTATAATGATTGACGGGACCAATATCCATACTGGCCAACGGTTGTCTTCCAAATATCAGCCGCTGTCATAGGTCCGGTGGCTGGTATCATGACGGATTGGACTGCCTGTTTAAGAGATGGTCTTCCAGCAACGGGAGACTTGACCTTGGGCTTGACCTTGGCTGGCGCCTTTGCCTTGGCTGGCGCCTTTGCCTTGGCTGGCGCCTTTGCCTTGGCTGGCGCCTTCATTGTAGTTTTTGCCTCGACCGCCTTGGCGGGAGCCTTGACCGGCTTAGCCGGCGTTTGACTAATCTGGTTGGCTAGACCACCTACCAATTTCTGCAATTCAGGGACTGAGCCTTCGATGACAGATTGATGCTTTTGAATTTGAGCTGTTGAATTGTCAATTCCCTTTAGAAGTTTGCCGATTTTTATGGTTGCTTGTTTTGTGGTGAGTTTAGTTTCCGTAGTCATATCGTTTCTCCGATTGTATTAAATTTTACATTTAAAATTTTAACCTTCCTTGGGTCTTAATTTGGCGACTACCCTGACAATATCAGCGTCAGATATTATCCCCATTCTTCTACATATACTTTCCTTATTATTCTTGAAGTTTTCAAGAACCGCGGCATGCCGCGGTTTTTCAGCTACGTAATATATGTCACGTAATCTTTTCCATAATTCATTCCAGTTAGATCTGACAGTAATCCGTGCAGCCTGAGTTCGATACACCATGATGATCCACCGTACAGTAACAGAAGGTAACAATTGATGAGCTATGATGAATTGCTCAATAAAATACGAGAAATAAAATCAGAATATGAAAAGAAATACGGAAAACCGCTAGAGACCGTTATGGAGCTTGAGAAGTATATCATGGAACGGCAAGTGAGATTTGGCAAAAGAAATAATCTGACATCCCTAAAGGGACTCGGGTTTTGATTCTGCCATATACTAAACAATTGTGTATGAAATGTTGGCTAAATATAGTATAGGGTATGTCTGATATATATACTATAGGTCAGGCATGGGAGGTCCTAGGAAGAGATGCCAGACAAATAATGCGTATTATCATGAATTACCCGTCACTTGATGAACGGGTTAAAGTTGCAGATAAAATATTAATTCGAGCCCGTAAAATAGCCAAGAAATTATCCGCTAAATACCATCCTGATGTTAATCCTAGTAATCATGACGCAGAGCAAAAATTTAAGAATGTTCAATTAGCAATTAAATCTATTGAATATCATACGGAACGGTTTAAGGCCAAGGTGGCTCAAATTCAATTGGAGAACGAACAGTCTTCTAAGACTGTTATTGTTGTTGGTAAATAACCATGGCCTGTACATGCAATTGTAATCCCTGTCAATGCAATCCCTGTCAGATACCTGAAATCTGTATGGATGCTCCGGTAAATCCGGATCACAACTGTTGTACAAAATGTACTGGAGATCATTCTAATAACAATATGTTCTGGGAGATAGCAGCTCCTGGATACCCGGGTAAATGCAAACTTGATCTTATGACATATGGCCAGGTTTATGCTGTATTGACTAGAACATCACAAGCTAAGAAAGATCTATTGAGAATAACTGATGATCCAAATCTTATTGCTTTGGCGAATACCACTCCCGTAGTGGAATCCGATTGGGATGATTCAGCTCGAGTGATGAAGAGACTCGAGGCCAATTCGTTGCCCATGTATTACGTTCTTCATGGAAATTTTGATGGGACTCCGGGTCGAACTCGTTAGCGCTTTTATACGATTGTTCTAATGTGAATCATTGGACGATCTATTGTCATATTCATACAGAATCTGGACGTCGTTACATCGGTCTAACTAAACGGACTATGATGCAACGATGGAATGATCATGTCTATGCGGCTAAGTATTCAAAAAACGGACGTTGGCACTTCCCAAATGCCATCCGTAAGTATGGTAGGGACGCATTTTCTCATGAAATTTTAGAAGTGTGCGATACATTAGAATCAGCAAATTTAGCTGAAGAGAAATGGATTAAATTTCATAACACGAGAAACCCACAATTTGGATTTAACTTAGCAAAAGGTGGCGAGCACACACCGCACCAAAATACAAACCCTTGGAATCGTCCTGAATATCGAGAAAAAGCATGTTTAGCAGCCAAAGCTAAGTGGCAAGATCCTGAATATCGAGCCAATAATTTACAAAGATTTATTGATGCGGGTCAAACCCCCGAGGCTAGAGCGTGTTTAAGAGCAGCTATGAATACCATGGAGTCGAAGGAAAAACGCAGTGCTATTTCCAAGACCGAATGGCAAAATTCTGAATACAGGACTAAGTGTTGTTTAGCAGCAAAAGCCAAGTGGGATAAACCGGGATTTCGTGAGCACGCTTCCGCCGTCCTTAAGGGCATTCCTTTGAAACCGGATCACTGTGCTAAACTTTCGGTTGCAGGAAAAGGAAAATCGGCAAGCCCTGAAACTAGAAAAAAATTATCTCTATCTCAAAAAGGCAAACCCAGAAACGCGGATTCTATTGCTAAATCGGCAGCATCCAGAAAAGGCATAAAATTTAGTCCAGAACATCGGGCTAAAATAGGCGATGCGCATAGAGGTAAAAGACACAGTCCAGAACATATAGCCAAAGTTGCAATGGCGCTCAAAAACAGGCCGAAGCAGGTATATTGCAAAAGGGGACATCTATTAGAAAATGCGTATACTGTTAATGGCACAAGAATTTGTAGAACTTGTCACAGTTTGCGTAGAAAACAATATCGTACGCAACAAAAGAATGTTGGTAAATATGAAACCAAATTTATTGAAGATAGCTTTATTGCTGAATCATCCCAGGAAAATTAAACCCAGTCCTGGGCATAAATTCTTTGGTTTCTTTACCGATACTTATCATCCACACGATAACTGGTCAGACCCCGGGTTTGTTCAAGATATGTTAGATCAAGTATATAATATGTACGACAAACTTGCGCCATATGTTTTAGGATACGACACGGACGAAGATTTCTCTCTTGTCGTTGAAGTACCGGACGACTTTGACTTCGATGCCGCTATGGATGATGGATGGGAGATCGAAGACACATCAAAAGTCATCCCTATAGATCCAAACAAAGATATTGGAAAAATATGGTGGGATAACTATGCAATTTTTGCTTATCCAGGAGATGAAGTTGTTACTGTTGATCCAGATCAAGCTAAGGCAGAAGATATATACAAAGCTTTAAATTTTCAAGGTAATTAATAAATTTTTGGTATTTGACTTTAAGTATGAAACCTGAACAAATTACATATGAATTACGCCAGATCGCTACTGCTCTGGAAAATTCCAAGAGTCCCAGGCAGGACTTAGTATTACAAGATTTGAAACGAATTGCTATAATGTTAGAAGAAGTTGCTGTTTCAGAAGAGCCAGAAGAAGAATCGGGACCTGAAACCAAACCATGTGATAAATGTGGTCAGGAGACGCCAATTAGAGAATTGAGCGGTTTCGGACCAGAAGGCTCGGTCTGCGATAACTGCAAAATGAAATTACAAAGAAAATATCGAGGTAAGCGGATGGATTATGGTGTTTAATTATTCTTTCTTAAGTAATGGCGGGCCGTAGTGTCCGCTTAAAGCTCTTTGGATCACTACCTTGACTTTATCATTCACTTCTTTGGTTATATCTACATCTGAGACTTGTGCCAATACAGCACTATAAACTATTACATCGGGAAGTTCTGAGATGACGGCCCTCTTCATTTCATCATGATATTCATCTGGTGTAATAGCAGGTAATTTTCTAATAGTCTTGATTATTTTATTGAGCAATTCTCCGGCCTCGGCGGCAATGCCTGCCCCGTAATAAAGATATGGATCCTGCCCGTAGGCAGCCTTTTCATCCATCTGCTTTACAGCACATATGACTTCATGTGATTTCATCACTGACAGGAATAAATCTTCTTGAGCTTCAGATTCGTCTTTCTTTAATTTGGTAATACGAGCATCAATCGTAGTGATCAAAGCATTTACTGCGGTATTATCGCCCAATAGTCTGCTTAGTGGGACAGCTATAGTTTCAAGTTCATTAATACGGGCTCGGATCTCGGATTTTGTTTCGCTCATAAAATTTCACTCACGGGATTTTACACCATCCTACACTGGGGCCTTTTTTCTTTGTAAAAGCAAAACCAGTACGTGATTCGTATGCTTTATCAAAGCATAGCTGATACACGGAGATGCTAGCTTTATAGAGATGACGGTAAAAACAAGGTGCGTCGAAATTTGAAACCGGTTCAATAGCTATCATGTTTTTAATATCATTAATCATTCTATTATAAAATGGTTCAATTTCTAAATTACCCCGCATAGCCTCACGGCGCATATATTGGAATAAACTTAAGAAGTCGGCGGATTTAATTACAACTTTGATATATGCGTGATCTAATTTAGAAATCTTCGGATCCGGAGTCATCAACTCCCTTAGTAATTTTGGGATAGTTTTAAAGATGTTTTTCTCAGCTTCCTCTATTGTTGATCTTAGATTCTCAGAAGAGTATTTAAACGGACGAACTAAGTCGCCAGTCCAACCTTCGATCAGATCATGTGTCATAGCAGACGTCAGAAGTTGACCGACAAGATGTGTATCGTTCGGTCGTACTTCATGATGAATTAAAGCAGAGTATAAACACACCCAATATTGATGTGTACTTACTAATTCTTGTACTACAATGGGTATGCTACTAAATCTGACAACACTGTCTAGTCGTCTCACATCCCCGCTAGCAACCTGTATAATATTTTCGAATTTTTTTGAAAATTTTTCCATATGAAGCCTCCTGGGTGGTATATCGATGGGCCACGAAAGAGTTTAAAGACAGTGTCCCTCAGTCCGAAACTTCTGGCGGCATTGGATGGGTGTCTACTTGGCGATGGATCTTACATCCAGCAATCTATGCACTCTGCTTCATTTTCTTTGGGACAATGCGTAGGCCATACGGATTGGATATACTCGCTAAAGAAATTATTCGATGATGAACATGTTGGCAACAACATGAAAATTTATGATCAAAGGAATGAAGTGAAAATATGGACCTATTCATATATCGAATTTGTGTCAGAAAGACAAAGATGGTATCCTAACGGAAAGAAGATTGTACCGGAGAATATAAATTTATCGGATCCAGTTATACTTGCTAACTGGCATATGGGTGATGGTAATGTTTCAACCCCACGTGGAAGACTAGAAGTTAAATTACACACGAATGGGTTTACTGAAAAAGATGTACAATTATTGTCGGACAAATTTGATGATATAGGTATTCATAACTTTATCAATCACTGGCGTGGTCAGCCTATATTAGTTTTACAACATAAAAATGCAGCAAGATTTCTCGACATGATCAGGCCATTAATGGTTCCATGCTTCGAGTATAAAGCGCCGGCTGACCCTTGGGTTCCACCATTGTGTAAAAAGTGTGGTGGGCCACTATCTGATCGATTCGCAAGTCAAAGATATGCAAAGTATTGTGATAATTGCGTTAGTCATAAGATGAAAAAATTTCGATCATTAAGCAGAATGGAGTTAGATTTAATCAATAACAGGAAACGAATAACTAGATGGCGTCGTGAAGGTAAATTGGACGGCGCTAAGTCTGCGGATATTACTAGACGACGTATTAATAAATCGACGCCAATCAGCAATTTCTCTAGTAATCGTTTCAACTGATTTCTTTGACTTTTTCACTCTCCGATTGTACATCAGAGGGTAATGTAGATAATCTATAAATTTTGGCTTTCACTCCATTTTGCACAAATTTATCCAATAACTGCATCATTTCAGATTCTGTCATAAACGCATGTTTAATATTTGGTCCTTCTTCATCATAGTATTCTATACTATAGAATAGTTTAATTTCGGTCTCGGTTTTTGATGCACCATTCATGAGTGGGGATAACTCTACCATAACGCGCTTCAAGCGTAAATTAAAAATATAAGCACGTATAATATATTATGACGACACACGGTGAATGCAAATGTGGGGTAACAGGTCCTCTGACCGATGGTGAATGTGAAAAATGCAGGGCGGCAACCAAGGAGTTATTTCAAGAATATAAGAAGTCTTTTGCCAAGAATCCTCCTCCTCCGGAGGAATCTATGGGGACCGTATATACTGGGAAATGCTCACTTTGTAGTGAAGTTCATCATGACCTGATTTACGGCGCATGTAAGAGATGTCGTATTGTGTTCAACAACAATCCGCGGATTGGTAGATATGCTCGCCAAATTCGTTCAAATCCGGAACTTGCCCAGAAGTTTCTTAGTGTCCTGAGTGGCGAGAATAAGGAGGCATTCATCACCCTTTTTGGTATCCCAAATACTGGCTCTATTGAGAAAAATGTTGAGCCAGATTCTGATATGACAAAGAATTGATAAATATGAAGGACTTGATCGTTTTGGTATGGATGTCAACGTTAATCGCCATTACCCATATTAAGAATAACTTCAAATACGAGTCGGTTATTTATTGGATTGCACAGTTGATATGTGTAGCGGCTGTGTTACTAGAGGCCGGAGACACCAAGAAGCGTTATCATCGAATAGTAGCGTTCATTGCCTTTATACTGTATATGTTCAATATAGTACTCCAACTGCTCGCTACGTAGACTTTCACTTTGCGGCTCCTTTCGTGGTCGGCACAGCGGGCGGCGACTGGCGGGCGAGCGTGGCGCCTGCTGCCTCGTCCGCTTCGTCCAGCGCAGCCATGGCCGTAGCTAGGTTTCGTTCCTTTCGATACCTCAGCAGCACCAAAGCGGCGGCCTTGTGTAGGCTGGCCAGCTCCTCGCGTACGAGGAAGGCGCGCTCCAACTCTGGCTCCAGCTTGGTGAGCCGCGCGTCACGTCTGCATAGCCTTCTGATTGCGGCATCGATGCGCTGCGTCTTCGCCGTCGTCTTCATGTTGGGTCCTTGTCGAGCACGATCACCTTCTTACCGGACCACCCGGTCTGCGATTGCAGTTTGGCCAGTTGCGTGAAACTGCACTGTGCGCGCGGCTTTCCATACGACACCCAAAGGGCTGTCCACCCCTTGCGCCCCATCCTGTCCTCTTGCTCACCGGGTCGTGTCGGGAATAGCCAGACTTCGTTGCTCGGCGGCGTCATCGCGCACCGCCTTTCTCATCGCGCACCGCAGCGGGCGGCGACTGGCGGACGAGTTCGGCCGGCGCCTTGGGCGTGGCGAGGGCACATGGCTTCGCCACAACGAAGTCCTCGGGCCGCACGTCAGCCGCAGACTCGTCGGCGCGCGCAATCCAGCGCTGGGCTCGTACCTGGTGCCCGTTGCGGGCGAGCCAGCCCATCGCCTGCATGAACACGGAGACGCGGGCCTGTAGTCGCCCGGCCTTCATGCGCAGCCGCTCGACCTCGGCGCGCAGGGCGGCTACCTCTCGTGGGTCTGCACTCGTCCTTCCGTTCTGCTCGCTCATGGCTGCTCCTCTTCGCACTCTGGGCATAGACACCCACGACCCATCGGCATACAGGAGTCGAAACCGATTCGAGCGCACTCCGGGCATGTCACGGGTCCGTGTAGTGCCTGGAGTTCGTGCCGACTCTGCGCCATGATCTTGCCCACCGATTCGCTCGGCACTGGAACCATGCGCGGCTTGGAGCCGGCCTCGATTTTGGCTATCAGCGCGGCGTGTTCTTCCTCAGTCAACTGGTGAATACGTCCCTTGTCGTCCATCGCCTATCCCTCCCGCGGCTCCGTCTTGCTATCAACACACATCGGGCAACCACCTTTCTCGCCGTCGAAAGCGTGCCCTGCTGCGCACACACATATGGTACTCACCGCTTCACCGAAGAATCAAATTTTGACAATTGAGATACGAGTTCGTGAACCTTCATTTCACCCTCTAGTTCTTCGATAGTTCTGATTTGATTCTTAGCAAGATGGTTTCTAATTTTTCCGAGGGATCCTTACGTTTAGCTTCTAAAGCTTGAACTAATTTAGACAATTCTATCTTACACAGTCCAGCGGCAATCTGTAGGACTGATATGGCTTTTAGTGGCTCCTTGTGGCTAAATGCAAAAGATTCTTCAATTAACTTAGAAGCCCGCCCGACTGCCCATTTTTGATTCTCAGCTAGTGGGAATCTAGCCAGTATAATTGGTGCATCGCATTCAATAGCTATCCATTGATCTGAGTAATATTCTGCACTTCCGTCAAATAACTTCACTTGTTTGCTTGCTATCAAGTCATCCAGGGTCTTCGGAGTTAAATTGACTCTCTGTTGATCTTGTCCAAGTTTAATGATATTATCGTCGGTTTGCAGAATTATAAATTCTGGAATATACGGGTGTACCTCCGAAAGAGGGCCATATCCTATGATTACGGTCGTCATACTACACTAGCATCAATAAGATACTAAAAATCATACACGCAAAGGCAACCAATGATGCAATTTTGATCGGAAGCGGAAATAAAGTCATTTTAATTGGGGATACCTGTCCAATAGCCGGTTCGACTGGACGGTCCCAATTGATTTTGGAAATATCAATTGGCTCTGGCATATCGTAATGAACTTCTGGCATGCCATAGTGGATTTCTTGTTGGCCAACCTTGCGCATGGATTGGAGTTTGATGCTAATTCTACTATTTTGATGCTTTCCGTATTCCATTCCACATTCCTTACACCGGAACGTGTCGATGGAATTCTCGAGTCCACATGCTGAGCATACCCAAACCATATCTACCTCACGTTGAGTTGCTGTAGTGCCAATTTGACTGTATTCTCTACTGTTCCGCTAGCATCAATTTCACCCATGACTTGGCCGATTTGCTGCTTCTTGAAGCCCAAGTCGAGCAGAGCCGCAGTCACTCTATGATGAGTAGACGACGTCTGAATCGAATAATGATCACTGAGGAACTTATTCATTACCGGTGCGGCTGACTGCTCGGCCTGCTGCTTGGCATCTTCATCGTAGAGCGCTTCCAACTCAGCCTCGGTCAGGTCAGGGATAGATTGCTCCGGTACCTGCTCCGGTACCCGGGATTGCTTCTCCAATGCTTCCAGTTTTTTAGCTGCATATGCTCGATCGGCATCAGTCAGGGACCGATCGAATGTCGTTGCGATGTAATGATCTTCGACAAGCCGGTGAGGTTCGACGATATCGATGAGGAAGTCGACATATGACACTTCGACTGCTCTATCTGAGCGAGTGCCAAGGCTGGCGCACTGCCTACCGACGGTCATGAGTTCGCAGTGGTCATTGACCCTGTTATCCTTGTTGGACACTCGCTCCAGCGTTTGAACAGCCCAGATGTTCTTGGCTTCGACGATCAAGACCCTGGTGATATCCCCTGCCGGGTTCAAGACACCGAATACGAACCAAGCCTGAGTACATCCGTACGACGGGTGACTCGGTTGTAGGATCGATTCCGTTGGTTCCGGGGTTCTCATACCCCGGAATACGTGAACAATGGATAGATTTACGGGGAACGAGATATAGACTGAATTTTTAGGCTAGTTGGGTGCAGGAACTCTATGACGGTTCTTTGAGCCTTTGGAGCATCGAACTTCTTGCAGCTAAAAATATCGGCCATAAATACAGCTCGTAATGGCCATACATGAATTGATATGTGGCTAGTTGAAATCATGCAAAATGCTGAAAGGCCACCATCATCGGAGAACCCATCCTTCTCAAGTTCTGCCGGATTCAATGCCACTTCTTTAAACTGAGGTTCAAGAAGTAACTCCATATCTAAGTCGATGACTAAACGTCTTAGTAACTGGTCTATATTGTCTTGGGCAAAGACTGAAGTATCTTCAACTTGTCCATCAACTAATAAGTGGAGTCCATCAATATCAGCCATTTCACCCTCCGATGTCATTCATGACAGAGTTCACCTCGTGTAGTTTAACATCACGCTTTTTAATTAAACTCTTGATATATTAAGACATCATAACTTCATTTCATTTCATTTAATTTAATTAGCTTTAGATCAACGAGTTCTGGATCGAGGTCTATGTCGGTATATACTTTCTGCAAATACGGATCTTCGTCTATATACCAGATTCCATTAATCATTCTAGCCGGCCCTTTGCCCAGTCTGACCCCCCGAGATAAAGTTAGTCCCAAATAGCTGCCTGTCTTCTTAAAAACCAGTGCATAGTCATCTTTGAAATCTGCCATTTGTAATGAAATATCATCTAATAAGTCAGGAATAGTCAATAGAATCATCGTCCCATCGTCAGGTACCAAATTCCAATCAATCGGTTGCATATTGATTACAATATTAATGCTGCATTATTATATGAATTACGATGAATACATCGAAAAGGTCCGAGAAGAGATTCCATCTTTCGCTGTCATAAGGAAACGTGATAGTTGGCTGATGAAGGTTATTGACGTCATACTTAAAATCATCAGCTTCGGACAAATAAAAGAGTTCATGGATAATTATACTACGACAATAGGATCGAAGATATGTGTTCCGGATTCGTGGGAAACTAAATCAGATAACTCAAGAATCATAACTATTAGACACGAAGTTGTTCACATAAGACAGTTCAAAAAATATACTTTCCCTCTTTATATATTTTTATACCTATTTGTATTTTTCCCGATTGGATTAGCATATTTCAGAATGAAATTCGAAAAGGCCGGATATAGAGAAGGGACAAAAGCCGCACTTGAATTATTGGGCGATAAATATGTGAATAATGAATACAAAGAGCATATCATAAGACAGTTCACATCGTCATCTTATTTTTGGTGTTGGCCTTTCCGAAAATCGATTGAAACCTGGTATAATAATATGATACGAGAAGTTCGAGAAGAAATAAATAAGGAATCCACTATGGTGTCTGCCCTCATCAGGAGGAAATTCCAAAAACTAAACTCTTAATTCAGTAGAGGAAACAAGATGAATATTGATCAAGTACTCCAGCAGTTATGGAATCTGAAGACCGTTTTCTTTGCATTGAGCATTGGCGTATTCGTCTATGTTCTTAGGTTAATTGTCGAAAAGATTTTTCCAAGTCTGAAAAAGCGAATCAAAACTACGGACAAAGCAGTCTATGCAAATAAATTTGCTGAATGGTGGAATGACATCATTCTCTACGTCTTTCCTATCGTTCTTGGCGCCATGATCGGGGCTTTTGCAGAAAAAACCTTCTGGCCCGAATTTGCTCCGACGAGATTGGGTGGAATATTCTATGGCGCTATAGTTGGTTGGGCGTCTGGGTTTGTTTACAAGTTGGCCAAGAAATTCATGGGTGGCAGCGAGGATGAGTTGAGCGCGAGCGCAAGCGCGAGCCCAGTTGAACCCAAAAAGGACACAGAGCCTAAAGAACCAGCTGAAGAGAAACCGGTTGAAGAACCAGCCGAAAAAGCTGACGATAAGTAGGATATTATGCGTGAGTGTGGGATGGAACTGCCGGTCTTGAACAGGACGGGCAGAGCGGAATTTGCGATATTTCGTCTTCCACTTCAGACAACTCATCAGAAATAACCCCGAGCTGGCTCGAGAAGGCCTTTTCCTCGGCCTTGATAGTATTCAGACGGGTGAGTATGCTTTCCATCTTCAAAACCTCAGGAAAGGTCTCCCTGAACCTGGGGATTGATATGTGCTTGGATAATATCGAAACCAACCTATTGAGTTCATGAATACGAATTGCCAGTATTTCAATAGCAATCAACGATTCGATTTCCTCGCTTGAGGTGTCTGATGGTATGGACACCGATGATACTTCACGTAGCGTAATAACTCGGCGAGCCGCTTGTTCAAGGGCGAGCCAATGATTATACATGTTGATGATGGTTGAATATTCTTCTGTGGATACGGAGTTTGGAATTTCAAGTCTTTCGATGCCTTCAATCCGGTTCAATCTAGTATTCGTTTGATGTAATGCATCATCGATTTGTTCACCAGTTGATATCCTTTCTTCATATTTTTTGATAGATGCTGCCTGTTCTTCTAATTCATTCCGGATCTGGATTATGACATCACATTTAGCCAGTGATTGTTCTTTTATTTGCAATTTTTGAACATTTTCAGTCCTGACTTTGGCCTCATCCAATGATTTTTTGCGACTCTTGATGTTGATTGATATCGCATTTTGGAGAACTTGTAGATGGGATACTTCAGAAATAAAATCAGTAATTGCTGGACCGGATTGGTCTAATAAGAACAGTGGTTTGAATTGGGACGCTAGCCACGGGTATACTTGGTCCGATCCAACCTTTATGGAGTTAAATCCGTAATTTGATATTTCTTCAATCTGACCGCCGCCGACTTTGTCAAGAGGAGCATCCTTCCCTCTGATGTGGTATCTATTTACGCCACGTTCTCCCTTTTCCCATGTGATACCCCAATCCTTAGTATCTATCGTTACTGAACAGTATTTTGCTCCTTTTCTAACTAGGGCACCTACAGGAACATTCGTTAGTGCTCCAGATATGGCTCTGATGATACTCGATTTGCCTATGTTTGTAATTCCAGTAATACAAGTAAAACCATAGATATCAAACTCCACTTCGTCAATTGATTGGAAACTGGAAATCCTAATTTTGATCGGAGAAAGAGCCATACGCCCACCGTTTTTTTCCTAAATCCCATATCTTATCGTATCCTTGTAACTTTCTAATTTCTGTTTCCGTCATACCGGTGTTCTTTTCGCTCTCTTTTTTCCTCATGGTTGATTTATGAAATCTTTTATACCCGTTAGTCCAATAGTAATCTGGTTTTACCAGACCATTTAAAATAAAACCCATTTTTGTATAAACATCACCTGAAAATAGGCGATTATCCGAGAAAGAAACTATGGAAAATGGAGATTTATCTTTTATGAATACTGATAATAACTTTGTCCAGATTCCGTGTATTCTACAAATTGGGTCGGATGCCATTCTAAGCAATTCATATTCAAATTTTGAATTTTGTCTTGTTGGTCTTCCAAATGATATACATGCAATTAACTTATCATTGAAAAATGCCCCATAATTATTAGTCGGATTACATTTACCTATGTAATGAAATTTATCGTAAAATCGATTCGCTTCAATAGTGTTTATCTGTTTTAAAAGACATTTCGAGGGGCGAGTCGAAATTGAACAATCTACCCCAATGGATTTCACTATCGTATTTTTAATTCGTCCTGTTTTCCATTCATCTTCAAATATCATCATGAATTGATATCCAGATTCGATCGCATTCTTAAATTTTTGAGTATCTCTTTGTTTTGCTCCATCAGCAGAGTGCCATTTTAAACCATTCATCTCTATCAATAAATTTTTATCCGGAACAAAAACATCATACTTTAACCCATCAACCTTATATTCTGTAACTACAGATAACCCAAAGGAACGAATAAAGGATACTATTCCGGAATTTAGAGAAGACCCATTATAAGTACATCCGCACGTAATACCTCTACCTTGTCTTATATCCCCCCATTTTGATGAATGTTTGTCACCACATGCTGGGCATATAGACAGAAATCTCGATTTCGTATTCTTAATAGTTTGGAGAACAATAAAACCATCTGGCACATTGGCCGGATCGATTGGGCACCTTAGGGATCTTATAATTTCTCTATTTTCATCCCACCATGAAAAGGCCTTGGAATAACAAAAACCACATGATTTAGTGTTACCAGAAGTAACACTAAAAATTCCTCTTTTTATTTCTTGCCCACAATCACAAATCCAAATTTTCTTTTTATTTGACCCAAGAAGAACTGTGTCTGGATCTTTCATTCTGAGATGTCCAAATTTCCTTTTAGACATCTCCTCTTTTGATACTTCGTTACACCTACCACATGATTTAGTATTTCCGGATGTTACCAGTTTTATTTCAACAATTGTTTCTCTACCACAATCACAGATCCAAGTTGTTCTTGTATGGGAACCTGGTTTTATCGTTTCAGGAACTTTTATTTGAAGTTTGCCGAACTTACGTCCAGTCATCTCCTCTTTTGATATTTCATTACATCTTCCACACGATTTAGTATTACCGTTAATTACTAAACATATTTTAGTTTCTGTTTCTCTACCGCAATCACAAATCCATGTTATATTTTTCCCTGATCCAGGAAGTATTGCTTCTGGATTCTTCATTTGTAAATGCCCAAATTTACGTCCAGTCATCTCCTCTTTTGATATTTCATTACATCTTCCACACGATTTAGCACCTCCATGTGTTACCCTTTTTACTTCTATATTTGTTTCCCTTCCACAATTACAAACCCATACTAGTTTTTGATGTGACCCATTTGTAACTTCAACTTTTGAAATTAGTTGAAGTCCCCAAAATTTTTCGCCGAATGATACCATATTAAAATGGTGTATAAAAGTTATATTAATTACCCCAGTTATGATTATGAAACCAATTGATGGTTCACACGTCCGACGCGTCAATGTTCGGGGTTGAAACCGCTACACCAGCCTCCTCTATTTCCTCTTGAGTCGCATCTCTTTCTTCAGGTGAACTACTATCCTCCTCATCTTCATCGTCTTTTTCATGTTTAGTTACAGCATGTTCAGCTAAATTTGATAGAGTATCTTCATCAATCAATCGATATCCCTGAACAACATGATCGGTGCAAATAGATAAGAAGTCGGCTAGCATTGCTTCATCTTTTTGAAGCATTAGTCTGAATTTTTCCATGCCAGCCGCTTTGATTACCCCTCCTGTATTTGGAGATTCGAATACATACCAACTGCCGGTCTTCTTAATGACTTTGTATGCTTCTCCCACATTCAGCATAGTACGGAGTTCGTCGATTCCAACTCCATACCTAACAGTAATCAGCCCTGAGTGACCCTGCTTAGCATCAATCTTATTCTTGATGATCTTGCACTCGATTTCAGTTGCAATCTGAACGTCTTCCTGCTGACGAGTTATCGGATTGAAAATCTTAGCCTTAGTTGAAGATCTAGGTTTCAATATTATGCGAATAGCAGCCCAAAACTTTAGCGCATTACCCCCAGTTGTGCTTTTGAGAGTTTCCTCAGTATAACCCTTGGCCCCAATTTTATCTCGAGTTTGATTCAGAAATATAACCGTGCTTTTAGTTCGCGATATCACACTCTGTAATTTGGGCATCCAATTCGACATCAACCTCGGGACTTCCGCTACAGCTTGCTTCTGCTCGGCATCTGATAAGTCGCGTTTAATCTCACGCCCAGATATCAATCCAGCCACAGAATCGATAACTACGAGATCGACTCCATTCAATGCTGCTGTCATCACCAGGGTTTCGGTCTCTTCAAATGTATGAGGTTGAGCACGCACCGCTCTTCCATGTCCACCAGTTTCAGGTGACCTGAAATCGGTTCCTAATTTGATAGAGTAAAAATCCTGAACCGCGCACTCTAGATCTACATATAATCCACAGCCATCTTCTGCTCCGCCATTAAATAGAGCTTGACCCATTGCCGTAAGCGCGATAGTGGATTTACCAGAACTTTCTCGGCCGAATATTTCAATAATTTTTCCTCGCGGCCACCCAGGGCAAACAAATTCGCCCGATGGCAAACGCGACCCGCCAATGAGCATATTTAATACGGTGCTACCAGTATTAATGCACTCTTGATGCAAAGAAGGAGTGACGAAGACGTCTCGTATATTACTCCGACCATCAATGGAAGAACGGAATCTCTGGAGTTTTGGATGATACCCAGTTTCACTTGCCATTGTTCACCCGTTCAATAGTACACTCAATCAGTGGACTCTAACCAGCTGAGTAGCTCAGCATTGATCTTGGCTTTTTCGGGCAGGTCTATGTTACCTATTGGAACCCGACTGAATTCGAAATATCTATTGTTTTCTCGAAATATGTGAGCGATGCGTTTTGTTATCTTTTCTCCGCTGGTTGTCTTAATCTTCCTCGTGCGTTCCACGAAGACACGTCGTTCACTAGCGGTTAAATCTTCTGGTCGAATTCTACCAATTTTAGTATCCACAAATCTAGAGGCAAACTTCGCAATACAATAGCTATCAGCTTCATCATTATTAATGACTTTGGTATTCATAGTATCGAGTTGAACATAGCGTTGCACATCTGTCTTTGTGGCTGATCCTTTCCCAACAAGAAATTTTAATGTCGCTGGATCAAATAACACGCAGTCTTTCCGTGCTTCGAATATGGCTTCAAGTGAATAGAGCATGAGGCCATAATGTCGTTCTGAAAAAGCCCCGCCGCCATATGCCGGGCTCTCAATTCCTACTACATCTACATTGAATCGTTTGAGTAATGACGCAACCAAAGTGCGAAAATGGATAAACCGAACAACAGGAACAATAGATGCCAGTGTACCTTCATGACCCGACGCTATCAATTTATCTGATGGACGTATAGCGTCAGTATTTATGACAGCCCAACCATAAGAGCGTAAACTCGGATCGAAACCAATTGATATCATATTAAACTAATATTATTTAATTCGTCTATGTCTTTGTCTCATGTTCCTGCACATTCTACACCTGTGTCTATTACCTGTAATGAGAATGTTATTTCCTTCCATGGCATGCCCTCTTTGACAATGCGTTTGTCTCGGTCTCCCTGTCAACGCCTCGGAAATCTTAAGTTTTGCTTCATCAGATAATTTACGTCCGGTATTTGCAGCAATCATTTTGGCTATAGTTTCAGGACTTAGTTTCTTACCAACCTGTGCTAACGTCATACGCTTGCGTTTTTCAGAATCAGACCACGCCGCTTTACTACTGATAGATATCTTTGCTGCTACTTCTGGTCTTTTTGAAGCATCATTAGCTGATATTTTTGCGCGATGTTCAGCAGTTAAAATTTTGCCAGGGTGCGCCGCTGCGATTCGTTGAGCGTGGCCTTCTGGCGTGGCAGCCACACGTTTCATAATCTCGGATAATTGCTGTTTTACCTCCGGTCTACTTTGTACCTTATTCAACGACGCAATCTTAGTCGCTTTTGCTAGCCTAGCTCTACTAATGGCCAAGTTAGCTGCACGATATTTAGGATCCTGCCACTTAGCTTTGGCCGCTAAACAGGCTCTAGCTCGAAATTCAGGATCATTCCAAGGATTCTTCCGAATTTCGGACGGTATGTGATCCCCACCTTTTGCTAAGTTAAATCCAAATTGAGGATCCCGAGTCTTATAAAATTCAATCCACTTGATTTCAGCTGCGTTTGCTTTTTCCAATATTGTACAAACTTCTAGTATTTCATGACTAAATGCATCTTTTCCATATTTACGAATGGCGTTAGGAAAATGCCAACGCCCACCCCTAGCGGAATTAGCTGCACAGACGTGGTTTTTCCAGCGCTTCTGCCACGTCTGTGCAGTCAAACCTATGTAACGACGTCCCGATTCAATGTGCGTATGACAATAGATCGTCCAGTATTTATTCACACTGAATCGGTCCTATGAAGCCGCTATACGCGAAGTAGCTCGTCGTAATTTGTGCTAAGCTGTGGAGTTTCCGCGGAAGCTTCTGCGGACACCTGAGCCGGTGTCGCATTGAGCCGTTCGATAAGCTTTTCTCGCGCCATTTCATATCCAAGATTCTTCGAGATGTGCTTGAAGTTTCTGAGCCCCTGCTCCAGGGCCCACTGTCGAATCTCGGGGTCTACGCCCTCTCGAGCCCAAACTGCCGTACTCCCACTTTCAATTTTCTGATTCTGGAATTTCGGATCACCCTCAAGGGAGACCTTGAGATCGAGAACATGGACGCCTTCAGCTCGGGCACCGACGTAAGTGCTCTCGGTCTGCTTGAATTTCTTCGCTGTCATCCTCCACATGCGGATGCTTGTATATTTATGCTGCTTGAGTAAATCCATGTCCGCTTGCAAATGTTCGTCAACTGGATAAATCAAAATAATTGTTCCAACAGTCTGAGTTGCATCACCCATTTCTTTGCAACAGACTTCGGGTTTGCTTAATTGGCCATTTTCATACGTGCTGAGACAGCGCACGGATCCTAAACCATCACGGTAATGCACGTATGCAACAGAGAATTTGGGACGCTTGATATCAAGTCTATCGACTTCGGTTAGTTCTTCTGGCTTCTTCTTGAGCTGTTCAGCTAGCTTTGCATCGACCTTGGCGATGATTTCAGCTTTTTCCTGATCGGTGAGAGGCCGACCAGCTTCTTGGGCCTTGTTGGTCAAGACCATGTCATGGAATTTCTTGAATACGACCACCGATACTCGATCTTTTTTGCCCTTATCTTGCTTGAAAATTTCGATTTCGTTGGTTTTGACGATTTTGCTTTCGTCGAAACTAAACTCAGCGATGTTGGTGTTCATTTGACTTTAATCCTTGCATTTACGGTTTTACGGTTTGCGTTGCTTTGAACTCGAACAAATTACACTTGGGATTTGATCCTGATCATACTCTAGTGGATGTGATTTGGCCCATGCAACTGCAATCCCATCCATCATCCGTCTACTTTTTACAGGGTCGTTCCATGCAGCTTTGACACCAGTCGATATTTTAGCCCTGATTCGTTCTTTTTTCACGGCATCGTGCCACATGGCGCCCACTTTTGCCTGAACTTCTGGACGTTTCATAGCGTTATTCGCCGATATTTTGGCGCGATGTTCAGGACTTAAGGTTTTACCAGGATGGGCCGATGCTTTACGCTGAGCACGGCCTTCGGGAGTGTTGGCTGTATGCTTCATAATCTCAGATAATCGCTGTCTCACTTCTGATCTGCTTTGCACTTTATTTAATGACGCGATTTCAGTCGCTTTTGCCAGTCTAGTTCTACTAATGGCCAAGTTAGCTGCACGATATTCAGGATCCTGCCATCTTGTCTTGATCACTTCAACCATTTTGGCTCGATACTCCGGATCATCCCAGGGGTTTTTCCGGATTGGATGCGGTATATGTTCACCACCTTTAGCTAAATTGAATCCTCTCTCGATATTCCTTGTATCATAAAATTCAATCCACTTCTCTTCAGCAGCATTAGCTTTTTCTAATGTGTAACAAATCTCCAATATTTCATGAGTAAACGCATCTTTTCCGTATTTCCGGATGGCATTTGGAAAATGCCATCGTCCATTTTTGGAAAACCTAGCTTGAGTCACATGCTGACTCCAGCGTCGTTCCACTGAACGGGATGTTAATCCGATGTAGCGACGTCTTGATTCAATGTGAATGTGACAATAGATCGTCCAATGCTTTTGTTCCACACTAGGTATGTTCTATAAAGGTTCTAGAGTTTTAGTAGATCTTCGTATGAGACAGTACTGGCCGCCGGTACAGGTGGGTCTTCCTTTCGTTGTACACCCTCGAATCCGCCGTGCCCTTTACTACACACTACCCCTGATAGAGTGTAGAATTGAGGCTCGTTACATTCGGGACAGAAGAGTCCGTTATATTTTTTGGGCAATTCCGAATGGGATCTGAGCGGAGAATTAAAGAAAGATGCTATTTGCCCAGCGTGAACTGCATCCCGTGGTTCCGGTAAGTCTTCCGGACGTCTACTAGGATCTAAAATGTCAGTGGGATTTACAGGTTGGTCTACCACTGGGGGCGGTAATCCGCCCGGAACCGCACCATTAGCCGTCGGCGGTGTGTACCCACCACCTTCTCCAAACCAACCTTCCTTATCATCTTTTACTAATTGGCGCTGCATCTTTATATCATTATTCGTTCGTTGCAAGTCCCCATATTTCATCTTAATCAATTTCAGAGTTTCCTGGACATCCAGTAATTTTAATTTTAAATTAGTTAATTCATCGTTATCTTCTTTGAGCATCGTAGCGGCCAGTGCCCGTCTATCGGAGATCGATGGCTGTTTTCTCACCATCGGATTCTCAGCCAATAATCCGTTCAATTTCAGATCCATGTCCATTTCTTTATGTTGGACATCGACCCGTAGTATCTTTTCATCCTTACCAACAGATTGAATATAGAACTGCGTCCTATTCAGATAATTGCGACATTGAGCAACAATCCTTTGTAAATACTTAACGCCATGCTCAGGAAGGGTGGGATCCTCGACTAGGTCAACTTGATATTTAGCGATTTCGTCTAATATCTCATCCAACTTTTCTTTACTAAATGGCATAATGACAGGCAACTATACATTGAGAGGTCATTCGTTCATAATTTCTTCCATCATTTTCAGAGTCTCTAAATCCTCACGAGAAATTTCAGTCCAATTGTCATCATAAATCCCATTATGATGTTCACACCTAGGCATTACTACAGATCCTTTAGAATCGAGCGCCACATCTGCATATGCAACGTAGAAATGACTAACCGGGTCCCCGCAGCAACCACTCCTGCCTCCACGCTCACAATGAATTGTGCAATATGCTTGTTTTATATCGAGATCGTCAAGGTGAACGAT